CATCGTTGGTATAAGCCTCCAGAGATGTCCATCGAAGAAACAGAAGCCTACGAGAATTGGATGAGTAAGATTCCTAAGATTTTACGTAATAAACGTTATTCTCTTGATCCTATGCCTAACATACCATCGCCACCTATAGTTCCTAAGGAATGGCCTCCCCATCCAATTAATCCTACTAGGATGTCTGATGCTTCTCCTGATCCTGTAGAAGCTGGACAGCAGACTGCTATGCTTCGACAGAGACCTGGTCTATTACAAGATCCTTTAAGTGCTGAAGTTGAACAGAATGCTACAGGGTTTAACCCTGGTAGAGGTGGCGCCTTAAGTATTTCACAACAGGGAGTGCAATCCTTTAGAGAGCAAACTACAAGAGAAGCTAGATCTGCTACAGACCGTGGCATGGCTGCAGTAGATAGAGCTATTGAACAGCTTAAAGATCATGCTAAAGTTGCGCCAAAGGCCACTTCGTTCTCTTTAGAAAGAACTGGGGATCGTCAAGGATATCGTAACCATTCATTCAACGTCAATGACTTAGAAGGTAAACCTGCAACTACGTTAAATATATCAGAACGTAGAGGTGGAAAAGAGTTACACGTAGAATGGATTGGTATGGATTTGACCGGTAGGGGTCCAATGATTCGCTCTAACCCTAACCAATTAGGTCATAAAGCAATGAAGGACGTGTTAAGAGCCCTTAAAGAAGAGTTCCCTAATGCTGAGACCATCCAAGGATATCGGGTATCAGGAGCAAGAAGTAATACAGGTAAAGGTGCTGCTGAGGCTGTAATACGAATTAGACCTCCTAAAGAAATTGACCTAGAAGAAGGCGATTTTGTTAAGTTTACCCAGTAAGCATTAAACATTAACGTAGACACAAAGAAAGAGCCCCCGGCTTGACGCCAGGGGCTCTTTTAGTTTGGGTAGCGCTCTGTCAGACCTCGGGAGGGCTGTGGAGCGATGGGGAGGAGTACATCGCGTCCCTCCGTAGCCTGATTCTGTTATCACGCAGTAGCGAAGTCAGTATCCTCGAACTTGGTGAGAGCCTCCAGACCCTCAGCGGGGGTACCGACCGAGATCACACGATTGGTAAGTTCATGAGCCCGATCAATACGCTGTCGGGCAGCCTGGAAGCCAAGCTCATCCTTCGGCTTGTCTGGGTTGATCCACTTGAAATGGATCATAGCGTTGTAACTCCCAAAGCCGCCGTTCCAGGCCTTTGGATCACGCCACGTGCCATCGTCGTTGAGTGCGTGCTTGAAGAACTCGAACTTACCCTCCTTGATGTACTCGACCAACGTCTTGGGATCGACAGGGAACGGGACATCGTTCATGTTGAACGTCTCCCGAAGTTCGTCGCCCTTACGATAGTAGACACTCCACAGAGAACTCCGAAGGAAGTTGGCCTTACGCTCTTCAACAGACTGACGCGCGTCCTCATAGTCAGGCAGTTCTGCTTCGAAATCGAGATACATTTTCTTCTCCTGTTTCTTATTGGGTGCTTGAGGCACCGGCAGATTTCCGACTAAGGAGTCGATAACCTCAGTCGTGACTACTGTACCTGTCGGTAAATAGCCTAAGGAAATCTTATCTTCGTAATCCTTTACAGCGCTATAAAGTTTAACTAGACTCATACCGTCTTCCCAAAGACCGTTGTCTATGGCAAAGCGTTTTGTCTTTTTGTAAGTTCTCATCTAAATCTCCAATGGGAAAGGGGCGGTATGGGGAACCTTCGCGCCGGACCCCACCGCCCCAATCAAAAGTAAGAGCTTCTCCGTTGGATTTGCCGTCCAACGTTCCTTTCTTACTGATCGTTACTAGGCAGGTCGGGCAACTTCTGGCTGCTTCGCCGCCTTTTGTTCTTGCTTACGCCGGAGCTGGTCTGCTTCGGGCTCGGTCTGAACAGTTTCGTTAACCAATTCATTCATATCTTTTCCTTTATGTTTATGTGTTTAATGTTAAAGATCAATTTCATTTGTCCAAGCATACCACCAAAAGCTTCCTTCTACAACTTCTCCGTCACAGATTGGATTAGTAGCAATACCTAAACAAATTAAACATTCATTTAATAGTTTCATGATCTTTTAGGTTGTCTTATTCTATTTGAATGACGACTTACAACCCTTGTCTTTACACTCTTAAGTCGTCCTTTACGATGACTACCAAGATGGTCGACCTCTTTGCCATCGCCTTTACGAACGAGTCCTCGTTTAGCAGCTTCCGCTCTAGCACGATTGCGATCAGCCCTTCGCTTTTTCTGCTCAGGCTTAGCGTGGTACTCGTCGTATTCTTTTCTGTAATTACGTTTCTTTCTGGCCATTAAAATCTAAGTACTTCCACCCCCTTTCTTAAAATCACCTCTACTGAGATGACCTTGTCCTGGGCTACGTAGCCACCAGGATAATCTAATTTAATTGACTTGATCTCGGCATCTTCTGGTATCGTTCCTTTTGCTACCGACTGAATACCAGCGGCAATCCAAGCTTCGATGTTAGACCAAGAGATCTGCAGGTTTACCGTCTCTAACTTTTTGGAGGACATCTTTTGTCTCCTGATCGTTGATACGGTCTTTGAGGAGTCGCCTAATTTTACTGGCGTTGTTCCTCTTGGCTTGTTTCTTCTCACGAAGTATTCGTCTTTCTTCTCTATTTGTAGGATGGATCATTTTAAACCAATGGAAGTATGATATATTCTTGTTCTACAAGATACTCTAGAACTTCCTCTTCTGTCAAGTTATTTATTTCAAATATCTCAGAGAGTGTATATTTCTCTAAGACTCGTTCATAGTCTACCAGATACAGATTAGTCTTCCTCCTCCATAGATATGCATGTAGTTAAGGAACCATAGTCCAAAACCCATGAGCATGAAGATAAAGAAACAACTAAAGAAGCCGTCCCACCAAGTGCGCATGTTTATAATCCTTTCAGCCAGTCTGTAGGGATGGTCCCTACGGCCCATTTTATTCCAATCTTTTCAGCCCATCGGATGTTGGACTTTCGTTTTTCGTAGAAGACAATTCTAAGATCAATTTCCGGGTGCTGTCGTCTAACCGCAACCATTTTCGCTTTAGAGGCCGGTCGAAGATATCCTTTGCATTCAATGTAGATTTTACCATTAATAGTCTCAACTATAAAATCAGGTATGTAGTGTCCAGCAAGAACATAAGGAATACGTTCACATTCGTATTTGAACTTAAGCTTACTTCTCTTGAGTTGTAGGTTAATCCTCTTTTCGAAGAGATTTTTGAATTTCTTTTTCAATTTGTTTTCTTAGATTAAAACGGTCCTACTTCTATGTAATGTACTTCACCACGGTTACTCCTGACTTTTGTAAGTTCAGGATGTTCTTGTCTTCGATCAGGCTTAACACCTTTCCAGGAGACTGCGTTCTTCCTTTTCCAAGCTCGATACATCGACCTCTTCTTGGGAGTTCCGTGCTCTCTACGCTCTCGGACAATGTTCATCGTACTCTCCCCTTAATTATACACTACTTTTCCGTTCTTGTCAACCTCTGTGATTGGACCATCTTTGTTAAATGGACGTTTTACTACTTTGGTGAGATAAACAGGTCCATTTGCATAGAGGAATGTTCTAAGTCCAGGATGACAAGTATGCTTGAAAGACGAATAGCTAGCCCTAGTATCGAGTTGCAGGTTACCTGACGCTCCAACCGTGATTGTTCTGCATTCGCAAGCAGGCGGATTTGGAGCAGCAATAATCTCCTTGTATGTTCGAATTCGATCTCGAAGCGTTCTTGCTCGCGCATCTGTGACCTCATGAGGATATAGGCACATATGGCCTAGTTGCTTATCTACAACTAACAAGTACCCTTTGTCCTTCACTCTTACAAGAGGATCATTCGCAGAAGCCAGTACATAGCCGTCCAATTGATCAAGGTAGCCAAACAAATCATCGAAATGACCACTTTTGAATTTTGTAAAACTAATACTTGCAGAAGACTTAACGTCGACATTACACCCGTCAATAACACAATCGCGGTGACCAACAATGTCGTCCAGAGTGAGTTCATCTTGCTCTCCTGTTACTTCGTGTCCTGCTCCACGTGCAAATTCAATAGCCAGTGCTTCAGTAAGATGGCCAAGCGAATACTTAACCTCGGCCCAGTGAGGTAATACCTCAGCGTTCTCAGGCTGGTGGATGGAATGCCAAAGTGCTTTAGGACAGCGCGGTCCCATCTGGCTGAGACGGAGTCTAGGCGCTTCTGTTCTCTCTGAAAACTGTCCTTGTATACGACTAACAACTCCTGTGGCGAAAGATTGCGCGTTGGTGTCATTTAACCACCCTCTAGTTTTCACTAAGGTTTGGATATCAGGTATTAAAGTATCAATTGTTTTCATAATTAGTTAACGGGTTCCTCCTAGAACCCGAAGATCTTTCGTGCGATGAGAATCTCGAGGACGAACATCAGGTGTGTGATGATCAGAAACCACATGAAACTTCGAATTGCATTCCGAAGTCTTTCATGTCGCTTCTGCATGAACTTCGCGGTCTTGGCCTTGATTACGTCTTCGTACCTAGCGTGCTCTTCATCATACTGTTCGATGGAGTCTCGCAAGGTGTACCGGCGTTTCGCCCGCCTGCAAATAGGCGGAGCCATGAACTCAATACGGGGTCTGTTTTCCTTCATTTAGATCTCCCGTGCTATTATGTACAAAATATGGAGCCTTACCCCCAGAGAGCAACGAACCCTCTGGGGGCGGCTCTCTTATTGTTTAAGGAGGCTGTCGAGAGTAGAAAGGATGCACCGACATGCTAACCTCCGTGAATTGATGATGCTTTCGTTAAGCTTCGGGGTTGCGGCCTTGCCCTCGGACAGAAGTCTTACGGCTCTATGTTCTGGTGCTTAGCAGGAGTGTTGCCACCGATGTAACCAGCAGCTTACTTGTGCTTAAAGAGCGCCTAGAAGGCCTGCTTCAGTTCATCCATTCCTCAGGAGTCACCTTGCTGTCCTGAGCGACGGACACAGTAAAGGGGCAAGTTTACTTGGACCCTACTAGGCTTGTTGTCCGTTCGGTTCGGTTACCCTTCCTTCAGAGGGAAGGTTGGCCCACAAACCAAGTGTCTCGGAATCTGAACCTCTGCCGAATCAGCAGTGCGTTTGCCATATTTCGCCACTCATCTCAGTTTCTAGGATACTCCTGAGCATGAGACAGGAGTCGAACCTGTATAGTTCAGATATTGTGTCTAGTTCCTGTTTCACCTAGAAGGAGGGGCACTCCCGTTCCGAATCGAACGGAACATTGGAACATCGACGGGATCGTCTTTGCATTACGATCTTCCCTGTACTCGCACCTTCACGACTCTGGGGTCGGGCTTGCACCGACATTGGCTACCATTCACGGTAGCTGCATGACTCGGGTTGTAAACCCTAGGCCCACCGCCATCCTTATTAGGGAGTTGGCTTGTCTTGGGGGAGGATTCGAACCGCCCCAGGCTCTTATTCTGCCACCCTCGGTCTATGAGCTTGAGCAGGACTTATGCTGCCTAAAGATGCTCGATCCAACTGGCTATCCACTGACCCACCAGGAGACGTGTCTTTAGGGCTTCTACGATGCTACACCGGGCAGTTAGCCCGGTTGACCTAGGGCTACTTTCATCCTCGTTTGCTTACCCACTCTCTCACGGGCACCCTTGCTAAACAGGGACTCGAACCCTTTCGTGAGCACGAACGTAGGTGAAGCGGGCTGATCTCGTCTGCCACCGGACAGGATTACATTGTAGCTTGTGGTCCTGGTCGTTGCTGCTCTATTTTAGTCACCACCGACAGCTAGGCGGATTGTCCATGCTTCCATGGACTCTGTGACCCCTTTCACAGGGTTGTTTCAGGTGAGCATCTCTACCTGCGGACTGGACCCGTTTCCATCCTTTGGAGGGGATGTTGAGGTCAATACGCCATAGTTGCCCGATGGCTCTTCCTTCCTGGCGTACTCCTCTTGTCTTCCGGTTACCAAAGCGGAAGATGCTGCTGCGAATTCAGGTTCGCAACTTCCTGATCTCCCCCTTTCCCGTCCAGGCTTTTCACCTAGCTTCACCATCCGGTAGACTGCCGGCAGCGTGGGAACGTTGGGACTGTTGAGATATGTTGAGGACTGTTCACCGTCAGCCTCGCGGTTTGACAATTCGCTAATGAACTAGGGTTGGGTGGATTCGAACCACAATGAGGTCATGTAGTGTTATTATAAGCTACTCCCTCATCTGCATTACCACAGGTGCGTAAACCGATCTCCTGCACTTCCTAACCCTAATCAAATATTTGGTACTTGTAACCTTTTTTATTACAGTAGGAGATTACATTCGATATGAACCAAGTATCCATATACTTAATGATTGGTGCAATTCGGATTATTACTTCATTTTCGTAAACAATACCTGCTACGAAGTGAGGAGCTTCAATCCGGATTAACATGGATGTCCTCCTGATGAATTAATGCCCGTCGCGTCGGTACACCATCAAATCGTACCTTGTAGTGCTGACCACGGGCTCTGTGTGCCTTATACGACCAGTACACACAGCTTTAGTGATTTAAAATAGTTGTTTTGGTTGGCCATCTAATCCCTGTACTTCTTTCTCCTGTTCTGGTGTATAATCTTCTCTGGAATATGGAACTAAGTTATCTACTCGTACTGCCACTAATCGAATCGCTTTGCCCATTCCTTTCTTAAATGGTTTACGAAACTTGTAGCATTCCACCTTAACGGTGACATCCGAACCGTTACCTATCAGCTTATCTTTAGATAAAACCTCTCCATCAGCATCAAGAACTTCCGGAGGAGTCATGTGTTCATCACCCCTACCCCAGTTCTTAACCATAGGTCTCCTAAAGGTAGCGAACTTACCGTCCTCATCTTCCTTTAATTCATTAAGGATACCTTCTACATCACCCTCCGGTTCCTTTAACTTATTAAATAAATCAATGGACTCAGGTTTCAAGTAAACCCTAATATTCCAATTCTTGAATTCAAGGTCAGGTTGTTGAACCTTAGCCCAACTAGACTTCCCTTGAAAATAATACCACTCTACGTTTCTTGCAGGCATTATAATTCTTCAACTCCTTTTATTGTAAAACCTCTAAAAATCGGATCTACCTCAAATACTTCCATTACCAAATCTTCTGCTGCGATGGGATTAGAAGCTTCAATCTCAACATCAACGTTGACTACGTAAATCATTTAATTTCTCCTTCAAAGGATTGAGATAGTTCTAGAGTAGAGATATAAAGACATTTCTCCCTAATGTAACCGTATAGAAGATCTTTGCTCTTCTCTTCATACCAGTAATAGCAGGTAGCAAGCTTTCTACCTGTCTTTCTATACGCTAACCAATAAAATTCCATTTCATCTTCAATCTTACCGACAGTCATCTCTGGACCGCCAGATTTGAGAAATACCAAATCACCTTCTTTAATCATTTTATCTCCTAATGTGTTTTGTACCAATTTGTTCCAATCGTTAACTCCTGCGCATCGTCATTCCAGTAGCTCCCTGCCATGGGGCATCTCAAGTTGTAATCCCTTCCTGCTTGTACAATAGCCTCTGCCTGTATATTAGCACATCTAATGGCAAAGTCCATATCTTTTATTATTTCAGACTGTAATTCATCATGTACTATATCTACGAACATCCACCTCTTGAGTTTCTTATCCATTGCGAGTTGATCATCTGAGATGATTGAAGCTCGTTTAATGATAATAGCTTCGCCATTTTGGAGATACCCAGACATACATAGATGTTCCCGATCGCGCTGGGTCTCACCTGGGATGGGAACAGATCTTCCGTCCAATCCGATAAAATAGCCCCTCCGTGCATCGCCTGGAAAGACTGTCTTGCGCATTCTGGCGAGTCCGGTATATCTCTGCAATAGACGATCAAGGCTCTCCTTCGCCTCGGATACCGAACATCCAAGTATTTGAGCCAGTTTGCCCATTCCACCACCGAGTAAAAGGGCGTAGACAAATCGTTTGGCAGCTTGTCTAGTTGTACATACACGCCCAAGAATTCTCTGGTTAAGCGAATGTGGATCGGTCTTGTTTGCCTTCCTTCCGTTGACAAGAGCATCTGTGAACTCCTTGTCATCTATGTAATGGGCAAATATTCTAAGCTGAATACCTTCTGCATCGACGCCCACCAGAAGCCTGTCTTTGGGAGCACACCACAGCTCTCTCATCTCTTTCCCAAGTAACTTCTTGGTTCCGTCTTCTTTGTACTCGCGGGGGATGTTAGCTGTGTTAGGCTTCTGGTGAGCCATTCGATGAGTCCAGGCTCCTATGCCGACGAACTTACCGTGTATGCGGTTATCCTCCTGTACCAAGGCCAACCACTCTGTTAAAGTTCTGCGGCGTGACTCAAGCAGGATGCGTTTGGCAAGGAGCCTAGCTGGTTCCGGAGCAATCTCCGGTAAAGTACTTAAGTTAGTTTCGTTTATCTTCCAACCAAATTTCTGTAGCTTCAATAGTTTAGATTGTAGATCGCTTTGTAGGGCGGCGGTACGTGTGCTTTCCTCAGAGCTTCTACTGCCCTTTCGAAATCTGTTTGTGTTAATTGCCCGCTCGGTGTCGATGTGGGTGACTGTTTTGTCTTCAGGCTGCCATCCTGCTTCATTCAATACCTCAATTAATTGTTTATGAGAACTTGGGTTAAAAGGTTCTAATCTAGTGTGTCGGTAGGTTTTTCCACTTTCATATTTATGGATTTCGGAGTGGAGTAACCGCGGCACACTAGAACGGGAGATAGTCCCAAACTTGGTTGATTTGGGAGTAAATTCCCTAATTAATATCTCTCTAGGTGGAAATGCTTTAAGTATCTTCTCATCTAATTCAGCTAATTGCTTTGTAACGGTATCCAAAAGAGTAGTAGCACCTGAACTATTAAAACCAAAGCCGTTATTATGTAGATCGTTAACGACCATTTGAAATCTCTGCTCCATAGCAATTGCAGATTTCCAATCAGGAGAATTAATAACGTGTAGATATTTAAGAAAGATACGATGAGAAATGTCAACGTCTCTAACACAGTAATCCTCCATCTCTTGGGACCACTTAGTCCAATCGTTAAACTTTCCCTTCTCTAAGCCAAACTCCTTTCCGTATTGTTCTACGGAATGTCCTCCCTCTCGGGAATAATCAACTAACCTGCTTAGAATGAGAGTGTCCCAACAATTATCCAAAGGAATAGAAGGGAGACACCCAAGAGAAACAAGCACAGGAAAATCGTATTCCAGGATGTTGTGTCCAATCCATTGTGTGACATTTTTGCTAAAATCCTTAAATTCTTTAAGCAATACTCGATCTTCTGTAATGTTCCTAAAGATATGAACTTTACCTGTATCCACTTCTTTGCACACTACTAGCCAAACACTAGTAGGTTTATAAAGACCATTACATTCTATGTCAAATACTACTTTCAATAGGTAATCCTATAATCTCAAAGTTATACCAATACCAACCATATCGTTGGGGCTGATCGTCTGGGGTACAACTATGGAACCTGAGGATGGTCCCAGGCTCCATGTCGCACATTCCCATGTCTGGTGATGTCACGCTTTTCATGTCACGTACTTGGTCAACGTCTGACTGTAGAACAGACGATCCATCTCAACCATACGCTGGGCTCGTTCGTTAGGATCATGACGTAAAGTCCGCACCGTAGCACGAGCTTCCAACATGTTACTCCACCGTTCCTTTCGGATCTCCGGTGGCTGGTTCAAGCCGATCACCGTCATCATTGGCGATCTCCTTTTCTTCTTGTTCTTTAATTAAATCTTCTGTAGTTATAACCATAACTTCATGAAAAAGACTATATCTATTACAGAACCTTACAGAGTTGACAGGTATACGCTTAGGTCCTAAAGGACTTTCCATCTGTAAGATTACCACCTTTCCTTCCCTTCTGTCAAGTCTAAATAACTCTAGGACATGAGAAGGATAATTAGGACTATCTACTTTATGCTGAGCGTAGAATACTGTACCTAACTCTAAGTTACTTAACCAATCAGAACCTGTAGACGGAGGTTCTTTCCCTCCTGTTATTAATTTCAAATCAACCACTTTATTTTCCTCTTCTTGTTCGTTATTAAATAGTAGGGCTCCTTTCGACATGGTCCACTCCTCATAGAATGCCCCTAGGAGCCATTAGGAAGCTCACTGGTGAGTTATTTTATCTTTTAGGTAGGTAGGTAGCTCTCCAGGGTACTTTCTATGCTTTTCACCCCTTTTATTGATGTATGCCTCTATTGCTAACAATAGGGCTTCATCTAGAGATCTCTTTAGTAGGGGTTCTTTTGTCCGTGCTCTGGCAGAATTCAGCTCACGGATTATCCTGGATAGTCTTGCCAACTCACTACACATGGCTACGCACTCCTACACTAGAAGCGACCTTTGAGCTTACCACTCTCATCCCGATCCATTAAAGATTGAGGTTTGTCAACCTTAGGACTGGTAGTATAGCTTACCCCGTCGGGGTACTTGCATGGATCAAAATTAAGAGAATAACCACATAGATGGTTGCAATACCAAGCCCCAGGATAAGGACTGTTTGCAGAGGTACAGAGGTAGAAGCCTTGATCATGTCTGCACATCCGATTTATCTTCACCATCTTGCCACACCTTCT